AAAGAGGAGGAGAGATATTGAAAGTCAGAGAAAAGATACTTTGGGAAGAAGTGTTTCATTTGGGTCCAGACTGTCAGGCGGGGGAAATTTTGAAGAAGAAGTATCCGGATACGTTTGAAATAGCAATCAAGCAAAACGAAGGTGCGGATATGCTTCGAGGGTTTTCAATAGATGAATTTGGTTTCGATTATTCACAGATGAGATTGATTAACCTGATTGATTTAATCGAAGCTATTTTTTGGAAGAACGCTACGGGAATGTTTGTAATATTATTAGTCGCTAATGTTATAATCTCTATTATCATTGCTAATATCTTAAAGTAGTATGTACAAGCTTAAATACGCCAAGGACATCAATGTTACCTATGGGTTGATTAAATACGATGCAGGGGGTTGCGAAATTAACGAGAAGCCATTGAGGGTTATAATTGAGATTGAAACTCTTTTTCTTGCAGGAGAGCAGGTTGCAGAGATTGAGATGTTAGAGAGTATTATTACGAAATATGACCATTCTTGTTTAAGCTCATTTTTCCCAAAGCCCAATATGGAAATTCTTTCTTCAAGGTTATATGATGAGATTAGAGAAAAGTTTATTGAGAGCTATATCAAGGAAGGACTTGGCTATCCCAAGATGGTTATTACTTTAATCGGAGAGAATAAGACAATAGAGTATAGTAAATAGATGGAAGAAAATCAGAAAAAAACAGAAATTATAGACTTATCCAATATTAAGAAGGTTGGAGAGTTTCTTTTATACGTTAAGTTTATGGGAACTCCTGTTCAGTTTCGTAAAGACATTTACGGGTATAAAACAGAAACAGATTTTGCTGAAAAACATAATGTTAATAAAGATACTTTAACAACTTGGAAAAACAGGGACGGATTTCACGAAGCTATAATGAGAGAAACTCGTAAGTTCTGCACGAATAAGACCCCCGCAGTTATTGGAGCGATGCTTAATAAAATTATGGCTAACGGAGATAAATCTGAAGTTGAGCTTTGGTTGAGAATATTTGAGGACTATCGAGATGTTAATGACATCAATCTTATTAGCGACATAGATAAGAGAACTGATGATTTTAGAAAAATATTAGAAAGTTGGCAAAAAAATGAAAACACAGGAGAACCCTCAATTGACCTTATTTCCGAAACTCCCCAAGCTGTGGAAAGAAGACTTTCAGGTAGTCCAGAATCTGCTTAAAATGTTTAAGTTGTCAGATGCGGAGTTTAATAATATAACAACGGGAGGACAGGTACATATATTTCTTGCTCTCATTAAGCAGTCCTTAACAAGAGTGCAGATATTATGTTCAACGCAATACGGGAAGTCGTTGGTTGTAGCTTTAGCCTGCATAATCTTATCCTGTATATTTAAAAGGAAAGTGGTTATCGTAGCTCCGAGTGGAGATAAGGCCAAGATTATAATGAGATACTTCGTTGAGCATCTTGGAGATAATCCCCTTTTTTATAGTCAGTTAGAAAAGACAACAAGGCTTGAGAGGTTAAGGCAAGAGGAGAATAAGGAGCGTATTATATTTAGAGGTGGAGGTTCAATTTTTATTATATCGGCCAATGAAAGGAACTCACAAAAGAAGATTGAGTCGGCTATGGGAGAAGGTGGAGATGTAGTTATTATTGATGAGGCTTGCTTGGTATCCGATGAAGTAGAAGCAACAGTTTTTCGTATGATAGCCGGTAGAGGTGTAAATGCAAAGTACGTTAAGATTGGGAATCCTTTTTATAGGTTACCGCCTTATAGTCATTTTTATAACAGTTGGATTAACCCGAATTATTATCGAGTGTTTATAGATGAACAGATAGCGTTAAATGAAAAGAGATATTCCCTATCGTTTCTTGAAGAAGCGGAAACAAAACCTTTTTACGATATTCTTTTCAAATGTAGGTTTCCGGAAGAAGATACTATGGATTCTCACGGGTACAGACCGCTTATTATTTCAACAGATATTAAGTATGGAATGACCGAGGAAATATTTAAGTCTATTTTGAAAAAGGATATTGATAAGGGCGGGTTAAAACATTCTTTAATGTCCGGCAATGATATTGGAGGAGGCGGGGATTACAATACTTATGTCTTGCGTTATGGCCCATTCGCTATTATTAAGGGGTACAATCAAAGCGATGATACGATGGTCAATGTAGCTGAACTTGAAAAGATTGCAAAAGAATACGAGGACCTTGGTTGGCGTTGGGAGAATTGCAACATAGATGATATTGGAGTTGGTCAGGGAGTGTCAGATAGGCTTTTAGAGAAGGGCTACCCCATCAATAAGGTTAATGTCGGAGAATCGGCAATCGAAAAAGATATATATTCTAACCTTAAAGCAGAGCTATATTGGTCATTAAGGATATGGTTGAAGAAACCAATAACCAGATTGGACGAAAGCGATAAGTGGATACAGCTTACTTGGATTAGATATAAAGTTAATTCAGACAAACAATTAAAAATCGAGCCTAAAAAAGATTTAAAGGAGAGGACCAAGAAATCTCCTGATTTTGCAGAAGGCTTGATGTTAACATTTAATGAGCCGAGTTATATCGGATTTGCTTAAAATGAAAATAGACGGAATACCACAGGAGAATATAGAGAACAAGAATGAGCAAAGATGGTTTTCTTTGATTAAGTTTAAGGCCAAGGAAGTTGAGTTTGGAGAGTTGAGTTTTAAGCTTACTATAAGAAATGGTCAAATTGCGGGTGTTAGAAATATCACAAAGGAGAAACATTTTATTATAGGGCTTGACAAATAAAATGATAGTAATATAATAAAATAAATGATAAGCATATAGTCTATTTTTCCGATGAACGGAGAAGCCCATACAAGGTTTCCCCGTCTTTTTTATAAGAAGATGAACATTTTTCAAAAAGCGTACAATAACATAGGAGAGTTTATTTCTCGCAAAGGATATACGGGAATTTTTGACACTCTTGGAGGCAAGACTAAAAGTAATTATGGAGCGAAAAGTACGCTTGAATTATACGAGATAGCTCTTTATCTTAATAAAGCTATAAACAAAAGAGCCGATGCTGTTTCAGAAATAAAGTTTATTTTGAAAAATAGAAAAGGGGAAATAACTGATGTTGAAAAAGATAAAAAGGCAAAAAAGATTTTAGACCTTCTTGCCAAGCCTAATAAATTTTTTACTGGAAAAGAATTTTGGAAGTTATATCAGCAACATAAAGATATTTGCGGAGAATCTTTTATTTTGTGCGAATCGTTTAAAAAAGATGTTTTTGAAAAAGCGGAAATAGAAAAACTTTATCTTTTAAATCCTACAAAAGTTAAAATAGAAATTAACGAATTAGGAGATGATTATAAAAGCTTTGAATATAATACTCCCAAAGGAAAGAAAGAAAAATACGATGCTGAAAAGGTTATAAGAAGTTTTTATCCTTCCCCTTCAAATCCATTAAACGCTGAAAGCATTATTACTTCAGGCAAAAGAAATGTTATTGCTGGAATAAATATTGACGACTATCAATCAAACGTATTGGAGAACGGAGGAAGGATTGAGAGCATAATGAAGGTTAAGACTCCTAAATTGACACAGATTCAATTAAAGGAGATGAAGGATAGTTATTCCAAGCAGTATGCTGAAGCAAAAAAATCAGGCATACCATTATTCGTTGGAGGAGATACCGATTACGAAAATGTTGGTTTGAAGCCGAGCGAGTTAGCGTATTTAGAAAGTAAGAATTGTAATCTAAATGATATTTGTATTATGACAGGAGTGCCAAAGGTTCTTTTGGCTAATGTTGATGATGTTAAATATAGCAATTCAGAAGAAAGTAAAAAGGTATTTGCAAGCGATACAGTTGTTCCCTTAATGAGGGATTTATGTACCAAGCTTAATGAATTTTTAGTACCAGAAGAATATGAATTGGAATTTATAGACCCGACACCGGAAGATAGAGAAGAAAAAAGAAAGGATTTAGAAACTGCTGATAAGGTTAATGCCTTAACAATTAACGAGAAAAGAGAATTTATTGGTGGAGGATTAGAACCAGTTGAAAATGGAGATGATATTCTTGTCCCTATGAATTTAATAAAGTTGAGTCAAGCAGTAGCAGAACCGGAGCCGGTTCCAGAACAATTAAAACCGAAAGAAGAAACACCGAAGAAGGTTGTCAAAAAAAAAATCAAAAAAGTGAAATGTTAAGAGATGAAAAGAAAAGAAGAATATACTTTAAGCTGATGGATAGAAAGCTTACTGTAAAGACAAAGTGGTTTAAGAATATTGTAGTTGATTATTTTGAAGGTCAGAAGAAAAGATTATTAGAAGGATTGGGAGTTAAGGCATTGAAGGCAGACTTACACGTCTTTAATCAAGAGCTTGAGATAAAGGTAGCGTTTGATAAGTTTTATCCGGCCTTACTCGAAGTGATGAAAGAAGCCGGAGAAGATGCAATGAAAACAGATTTCGATTTCTCTTTATCGGGTAGCATTAGAAGCTGGTTAGATGAGAGAGTAAGAATATTCTCAACCCAGATTAACGAAACTACATTTAAAGAATTAAAGAATCAGTTTGAAGAAAGTACGATTGCCAATGAAACAAGAGAACAGTTAGTTAAAAGAATTGAAGAAACATACGGAGATATAAAAAAGTATAGGGCCGAAACTATCGCAAGGACCGAAGTTCACGGAACTATGCAAAAAGGAACAATTGAAGGGTACGAACAGTCCGGAATGAGAGTCAAGATATGGGTATCAGTTATAGATAGCAAGACAAGAGATGCTCACGCAGGAATGGACGGAGAAGAAGTATCAATCAATAGTGCGTTCTCAAATGGGTTAATGTTCCCTTCTGACCCAAGCGGACCGCCAGAAGAAGTCATAAATTGTCGCTGTACTATTTAATAAGTAATCAATAAAACTATGTCCAAAAAAGTTTATAAGCAAATGTCATTCGACATAAAGTCGGTTGATGAAGAAAAGTTTGAAGTCGAAGGTATATTTTCTACCGATGACGAAGATAGGCACGGAGAACGAGTGTTCCAAAATTGGGATTTGAAAAACTTTAAAAAGAACCCCGTTATTCTTAATAGTCATAACTATAGAGATATTACTGAAATTTTAGGAAAGTCAACTAAAATTAGCGTTAAGGATAATCGTTTAGAGGGAAAGATACAATTTGCAGTCAATGAAAATCCTAAAGCAAAAGTTGCTTATGAACTGGTTAGGGGAGGGTTTGCTAACGCTTTTTCAGTAGGATATATTGGTAAAGAGTTTGATGAGAAATGGAATACATTGAAGGCCGAGCTTTTAGAAATATCATTAGTGTCTGTTCCGGCAAATGCTTTAGCTCTTGCCAAGGCAAAAGGAATTGATGTCGATGTATTTTTAAAAGAGGAAGAAGAACCGGCCAAGGTTGAGGTAGAACCGATTGAAGACGAACCAGAAGCGATAGATGATGAAAATGAAGATGGTCCAGAAACGGAAGACCACGTTGTAACCGAGGAAGACTTGAAAAACAATCCGGAGTTAGCAGGTTCTGGGGTTGAAGTTGGAGATACTATTCAGATTCTTAAAAAAGAGCCTGATGATGAAGACATAGAGAAAGAAGAAGAAAATCCTGAAGAAGAACCTCCCGCGAAGGAAGATGAAGAAGAAAAGAAGCCGGAGGGAGAAGAAGAACCGAAAGAGGAACCGAAAACTGAATCTTTGACGGGAGTGGGGTTAGTGATTAAATCTTTAGAAGCTTTGGCGAGTGAGTTAAAGGTCGTAACACTTGAACAGGAAAAGTCTGAACAAGTCCGAGCCAATGCAAAAAGGTTATTAAATTCCGCAATAAGGAGTTTAGTAAAAGAAAGAAACAAAATATAAGTAATTTAATATTAACAAAATGAGCGAAGAAGAAAAGAAAGCTTTTGACCAAGCGTTAGCAGATGTCAAAAGTATCTTCAACGAAGAATCTGCCAAATCCGTTGAAGCAATCAAAACAGCAACCAAGGAAGAAATACAATCCGGTATGGAAGCTGTAAAGGCAGACGTTAAGGACTGGATTAAACAGGAAACCGAGTTGATGAAGAAAGGGTTAGGTGTTTATCAGGTTGACGTTAAGGAAAAGAGGAAAACTATAAATAAAGGTTTCAGAGCTTTAATGAAAGCGTTGGTCTTGAATGATGATGCTTCATTGAAGGAAATGACAACCGATGCTTCTGGTTCTCCTTACGCTGGATACGTTGTTGATAGCGAATTAAGTGCTGAAATAAGGCATTTAATGGGCGAGTATGGTGTTGCAAGACAGGAAATGACTGTAATGACTCTTTCAAAAGGTTCATATAAGGCAAATGAGTTAGCAACAGATTTAGTTGTTTACTGGGTAGATGAAGGTTCAGCTATAAAGTCAACTCAAATCGTGATTGGACAGAACAGTCTTGAGTTGAAAAAGCTTGCCACAATCGTTGCTCTTACAAGAGAATTGATTGAAGACGAAGAATTTGATTTATTCTCTTTTATCGGAACAAGAGTAGCCGAAAACTTTGCTGAAGCAGAAGATGAATTTGTCTTTAATGGCGATGGAACTTCTACTTATGGTTCATTTACTGGTCTGTTGAATTTAACTACTACTGTTAATGTAGTTACAATGACAGGAACAACCTTTGCAAGTGCTACTTTCGACAATTTGCTTGATATGATTACCGCTACTCCTAAAGTTGCAAGAAGGAACGGAAAGTTCTATATGAACTCTGGAGTAATGAACTCATTTAGAAAGAAGAAAGATGATGAGTCAAGGTACATCTTCCAAGAAGCAAGTGTTGGTGGCCCAGTTACAATCTGGGGAAAGCCGGTTGTTGAAGTCGAGGTTATGCCCGAAATGGCAGACACCGGAGCTAATACAGCTTTCGCTATCTTCGGAGATTTGAGAATGGGTTGTATCTTTGGAGAAAAGGGTGGAATGGTTGCTGAACAGTTTAATACGGGAACAATTAGGAATGTCGCAGATAATGCAGACATCAACCTATTAACTACTGATAGAAAAGCTATGAGGTTTATTGAAAGAGTTGGTTACTTCCAAGTAATTACAACTTTCAGAAAGCCTATTACTATTCTAAAGACTGCTTCTGCAAGTGCATAGGTTCGTTAGAGGGGATTACTTCTGTAGTCCTCTCAATAGGAACCAATATGATATACAAATACGTTTACAAAAATAGAAAAACCGGAGAAAGGATTTATACGAATGAAAAGAAAGACGAGAAAAGGTTTGAATTATTACAAGAGGTCAAAGGAATTGAGTTTGATTTTGAAAATCTAAAACAAAAAAAATGTTAGAAGATAAAGAATATACAAACGAAGACAAGATAGCAGACTTTTTAGGAGAGGCAGTTGATATAGACTTGTCAGCGTTTATTTTAGCGGTTCAAAATTATATAGATAATGTAACGGGAAGGAATTTCGTAGCCGATGAAATCGCTACTGCGAGATTGTTTGACGGAGATGATGAGCAAGTATTGACTATTGATGACTGTATCGAAGTAACAAAGTTAGAAGTTGGAAATGATGGTTATGGGGATAGCTTTACAGAAATTTTGGCAACCGGAACTGATAGATATTTTACTCTGCCTAACAATGCCATAGTGAAAGGCTTTCCCATAATTCAGCTTGCTTTAAGAGAAAGAACA